GCCGGTGTGGTGGCGTTGCCTTCAGGCGTGATTTGCAAAGCCCGCTCCGTTGCGGGAGTGGGCTTCACGAATGGCGCTTGGTGGTTACTTCTGTTTGCGAGCGCTTGGGCGCTTGAGCACCAATTTCTCTCTCGGTGCTGCCGCGGCTGGCTGGTCCGCCAGCTTTGCGCAGCGCACCTGGTTGATGAGGTGGTCTGCCAGATCCGCCGGGACGTTTGCCACATCGCCTGGGCCGAAGTTGCCCAGCGTGGTGTGGCAGCCGTTGGTGATGAACTTGATGCGCGTGAGCATGCGGGTCAGGCTGCGCGCACTTTGACGGCGCCGCTGGTGCTGTACAAGCTGCCGACGGCCACATTGCCCGCGGCTGCAGCGGCGTCGTCTGCGTAATTGGTTGCCACACTTGCCAACTTTGCCGTGGCGGTGGACAGGCTCACATTGGCCGTGGACAGCGCGGTAGACAGGCTGGTGACTTGCGCTTGCAGGTCGGTGCGACCGCTGTTGTCGTCTTCGGTGCCGGCACGCGCCAGGCCGCCAGCGATCAGCGCCTCTTCCACGCCCGTGCTGAGCGACGCGGTGTCGCCGGGCTGCTTGCCGTTGAAGCTGGTGATGTATCGGATGGTCATGTGCTGCCCTTGGCTGTTTTAAATGTCTGCAAAACAAGAGGGCCACCACACGGCGGCCCTCTTGTCGGGTTGCGTCAGCCGGGCGCAGGCCCGGCGTTGCGGCTCATCAGGCCGGCGTGAGGTCGCCAGCGCGCACCGCTGCCGGGCGCTCCGTGGCCAGCGCCAGGCGGCGCTCTGCACGGATGGTGATGAGGTTCTTGGTGAAGTTGTCGCTGTCGCTGTCGCTCATCTCCACGACCACACCCTCGCGGTTGTGGATCATGTAGGCTTGCCCGAAGGCGCCCACCGCGACGTTGTCGGCCGTGACGCCCACGCTCTGGATCACCGGCACACCGAACAGGCGGGCCTGGCCGGCGTCGCTGACGCTGTACAGGGTTTGCCCGGCGGCGGTGGTGAGCAGGTCGAGCTCGATGGTGGCCCAGTCGGTCGGGTTGAGCAGGATGCCGTCTGCCGGGTAGCCTGCGGCCCACGAGTCGGCCATGATCTTGCGGATCATCACCAGCTTCTTGAGCGTGCTGCCCAGGTCTGCATTGGCATAGCCGTGCGCGGTGTAGTTGCCGCTGTCGAAGATGCCGCTGATGTTGGGCGCGGTGCCGTCACCAGACACGAGCTGCGTCTCCACCTTGCGGTTGACGCCGTAGCGCATGCGGGTGTTGACGTAGGCGGCCAGCGCGGGTGCGTCGGCTGCCAGCTGGCGGCTGATCTTGATGTAGTGCGCCACGGTGCTGATGGGCATGTTCACCAGCGTCCAGGTGAGCGCGCTCTCGGCCTTGGCCGCGCCTTCGGCGGCTTCTGCCGCGCTGTTCGTGAAGGCGTTTTCCTTCGTGAACTCGATGGCGTTGCTGCTGGTGGGCGTGGAGGGCAAGAAAGCCTCCATGCTCAGCGGCTGGAATGCGCCGCCAACGATGGCGCCAGAGCGTGCCGGGGCGACGTTGGTGTCGCTGCCGGTGAGCGTGTTTTTCACTTCCACGCGCATCTTCTGGGCATGGCCTCCGGCAAACGAGGTGTAACCGGCGCTCTTGATGAGCTGCGCGCCCCACGATTCGTCGGGCTTGGGTTGGTCGCTCATGGCGGAACCCTTTTGCTCCAGCGCCACGATGCGGTCAGCCAGCACGCGCTGCTCGGTGCCCAGGTTGTCCAGCGCGGTCTTGGTGTCGGCAGACACTTTGCCCAGCGTCTTGGCTTCGCCTTCGGCTTTTTCGGACAGGGCCGACAGGGTGCCCTCGAGCTTGTCGAGGGACTTCATGACCAGTTCGATGTTTCCCACGCACAGCATGGACAGGCCAGCCAGCACGTCTGTGTGCTGGGCGGCGAAGGCCTGCACGTCCACGCCAGCAGCGCTGGCAACAAAACTGGCCGCGGCGATAGAGGCCATGAGCACGAATGCCACAAGAGACTTTTTCATGATGCAATTTCCTTTTGAGGTGATGGATGGGTTTGCGAGATGCGGCGTTTACCGGGCGCCTGCCATGCGCTGCACGCGCTCGGCAATAACTTCCAGTGCTTTCGCCTCGGCGGTCTTGGCTGCAGGCTCCCCCTGCACTCCAAAAATCTCCTTGGCGCGGGCGATCAACGCAACGGTCGCCCCTTTGGTGAGGCCGCCTGCATCCCGCAGAAAGCTCTCGATGTCGCGGACTGTTTCCAGCCCTTCAATCAGTGCCAGCGCGTCGCCTTTGACGCTGCTCATGTCGATGCGGGCGGCGTTGTCTGCCGGCCAGACGACGGGCGATACTTCCATCAGGTTGGCCCACTTGCGGATGACGCGGCCGCTGTCGGTCTGGTCGTAGTCGCCCTGCTTGATCATGCCGCCGATGGACAGCCCGTCCAGCGTGCCGTGCGCGAGCGCTGCGCCCACGTCTTCGGCCAGGCTCAGGCCGGGCGTAAGCTCGCCTTTGACGAAAAGGCCCTTGTCGTCTTCCTTGGCCACGGACCACTTGCCGATCGGCATGTTCCAGTCGTGGTTCCAGAACATCTTGGGCTTTCCGTTGTTGCGCAGCGTGGACTCGAAGGCGCCTTTGAGGATGGTGTCGCCCACAGAGTCGACGCCACCAAACACGCAGGCATATCCCTCGAACGTGCCGGTGGTGCCTTCGAGCTTGAGCTCGACGTTACTGAGCGACAGGGTTTTGTGCAGCAGCATTGCCGCCTCCTTGTGGTTGCGTTTTGCCCAACAGGGCGAGCGGGAGCAGGTTGCTTTGCGCGGTCAGGGCGTTGGCCTCTTCGCGCGGCGGCAGATTTTCAAGCTGGCGGCACTCAGAGCGGGTGGCAATGCCGTTTTGCACCCACTTGGCGTACAGATCTGCGCGCTGGCCGGCGTTGCCGCGCAGCAGCGCGTCGAGGCTGAACTCCACCGACATGGTGGCGCGCTGGCGCGGCGTCATCACGCGTTTGGTGACGGCCTGCTCGATGTTGACGAGCATGGGCCGAACGCTGAGTTTGTACCAGCCGTCAATGATCTGCTCGACGCCGCTGCCCCAGGTGGTGACGTTGCTGTGGTGCACCAGCACCGGCGGCGTGTCAAACCAGCGGCACATTTCCTCAATGGTGAACTTGCGCGTTTCCAGCAACTGCTGGTCTTCCGGCGACATGCTGAGCTGCTGGTACTTCATGCTCGCTTCGAGCACGTACAGGCGGCTGGTGCTGCCCTGCGTCATCTCGGCAAAGCGCTCGTTAATCTGTTTGCGCTGGTCCGGTTTGAGCACGTTGTCGACCATCAACACGCCGGTGGGCTTGCCGCCGTTGCCGAACACCTTGCTGGCCGAGGTTTGCGCCGCGGCGGCCTCGCTGGTGGTGGCACGCATGTATTCCAGCTTGGGCAGGCCGATAGTGCCATTGCCCAGGTTCTTCAGGTGCAGCACGTTCTCGGCCGCCAGCACTGCCACGTCGTTGCCCAGGCGGTACTGGTAAATCATGCTGCCGTCGTCAAGCACGGCGGCAACCACCTGGTCGGCCGGCATGGGCCACAAGGCCAGCGCCTCTCCGCTGGATGCGTCGCGCTCGATGCGGGCGTAGGCGTTGCCGCGCAGATCGTGGTTCATCATCATGGCGCGCCAGAACTCCAGCGGCGTCATGCGGGCATTGGGCGAATGGTGCAGCAGGCTGTACAGGCGCGAGCTGCGGGCCAGGTCTTTTTGGCCGGATGCCTGCACGGTGTACGCAAAAAACGGCAGGCTGGCCACCGTCATGGCGCGGCGCTCGATGCAGTTCCACACCGTGCTGATCTGCATGGCGCCATCGGGCCCGATGGCGGCGGTGTCGTCCACCAGCGCGGTGGACGGCGCGGCCTGCTGGACGCCAGGGTTTTCGCCCAAAGCTCCGCCACCCCACCCGAACCAGCCGGCCAGTGAGTTGAAGAGTGTTGCCATCGGTGGTCAGGTGCTGATTGGGTTGTTCAAAAAGTCGCTGATGTCGTTTTTCTGGTTGGCCATCGCCCGCCCCAGCGCCATCACCGTCGACACCATGCCGTCGATCTTGTTGGTGCTGCGCTCGCGGTCCA